TTGCGATGATTCGCAATCGTCAAAAATCCTAATCGATTAGAGAAAGTATAGAGGCTAGCCCTCTATACTTCTCGCCACTACACGGAGAATAATTATGGCTAAAAAATTAAACAAACTTACTAAGGTAAATGAATCATTTACTGTTAATCGTTACGACAACGGATTCATGATTGAAGTCGGCGGACGTGACAGCGAAAACGATTGGAAAAACTGCAAAGTTATGTGCAGTACAGAAGCAGAATTGATTGAAGTAATCAAAGAAGCACTATCAATGGAATTGGACTCTTAATATGGCAACTAAAGCGTTTGATTTATCAAAATTTCGTAAAACTCTAACAAAAAGCATCGATGGGCTTGGCGTTGGATTTAATGATCCCACAGACTGGATCAGCACAGGCAATTATGCCTTAAACTATCTAATCAGCAGTGACTTTAATAAAGGTGTACCACTAGGTAAAGTTACTGTACTTGCTGGTGAATCTGGTGCAGGCAAGAGTTACATCTGTTCTGGTAACCTTATCAAGGCTGCTCAAGAGCAAGGTATCTATGTAGTACTAATTGACAGCGAAAACGCCTTAGACGAAGCATGGTTACATGCACTAGGTGTCGACACTCACGAAGATAAGTTGTTGAAACTTAACATGGCCATGATTGACGATGTGGCTAAAACTATCAGTGAGTTTATGAAAGAATACAAAGTAATGGATGAAGCGACTCGTCCAAAAGTATTATTTGTCATCGACTCATTGGGTATGCTGTTAACTCCTACAGACGTTAATCAGTTCGAAGCAGGTGAAATGAAAGGCGACATGGGTCGTAAACCTAAAGCACTTACATCACTGGTTCGTAACTGTGTAAACATGTTTGGTAGTTATAATGTTGGCTTAGTTTGTACTAACCATACATACGCAAGTCAGGACATGTTTGATCCAGATGATAAAATATCAGGCGGACAAGGTTTCATCTACGCAAGTTCAATCGTTATTGCTATGCGTAAATTGAAGTTGAAGACTGACGCAGACGGTAATAAGACTACAACTGTTAACGGTATTCGTGCGGCTTGTAAGATTATGAAAACTCGTTACGCAAAGCCGTTTGAAAGTGTACAAGTTGAGATTCCTTATGAAACAGGTATGAGTCCTTACAGTGGCATGGTTGACTTGTGCGAAGCCAAGGGTATTTTGACAAAAGACGGTAATAGACTTAAATACACGTCAATAGATGGTACAGAAATTAAAATGTATCGTAAAGAATGGGACCGTAATGAAGAGGGTGGTCTGGACAAGATCATGCTTGAGTTCAATCAAACTATTGCCGCTAAAGGCACAACTACATCTATTGATCAAGAAACTGGAGAAATCTTAGAAAATGTTGACTGAAGATAATATTATTGATATCTGGACTGGCTTAAAAGAGTTTTTTGACAAGAAAGCCATTGAAACTGTTGCAGGCAAGTATGTTGATATTCTTGCTGACAACGGAGTACAAGAGCATGTATTCAAGGCAGCAATGGGTGGCGACGAAGATCTAGACGCCGCCATTGAGTACTATCTCGATGACAGCGATGGTGACGAAGACGAAGACATGGATTATAGTTCAGAAAATTACGACTATGATGAGGACTAATGGGCTGGTATAACGAAGTCAGTAAGGACATAGGAAAAATTCCTGACGCTGTTCTCTTTTTTGAAAATGAATTAGAGGATGCACGTCAGGAAGTCCGTCTTTACGGCAATTTAGAAAAAGCAGCCGCAAGTATGCCCGGTACTGTCGAGCATAGATTTGGTCAACTTCAAGAGATCGAAGCCATACTAGAATATCTCAACATTGAATTACGTAGACTTAAAAGTAGTTTTTTTAGAAAGTACTTAGAAAATTATGCTCGTGCATTAAGCAGTAGAGATGTGGAAAAGTACGTCGACGGTGAATCAGATGTTGTTGATATGGAAAAGATTATCAACGAATTTGCTCTACTACGTAACAAGTGGTTAGGTATTACTAAAGGCCTTGATCAAAAGCAATGGCAAATTACCAACATCACTAAACTACGTGTTGCTGGTATGGAAGACGCAAGAATTTAAGGTCGCATTCCAGGAAATACTGTTCGCTTAAATTGTTGATTATCTGCATCAATAGTTTCAAATAATTTTAAATCGAGCCCTAGTTGTTTCGTAAGAGCATCTAGGGCTTTTGTATCTTTTGGCAAGCACATGCCACCATAGCCTCTTAGTTTGTCATTAACGTCCAGATAATCAGGACTAGCCGTTCCCCTGATCAAGTATGTGTCTTTAATTTTTTCGTAATCTGCTCCAAGTCTCTGACAAATTTCATAGATAGCATTTGCAAATACTATTCGTGTTGCATTGAAAACATTGGAATAATATTTTAATACTTCGGCTTCTGTAGGAGTCATCATAACTGTATTTTTAGGAAAATAGCCGTGACTTTTAACTACTACACGGAATACTTCTTCGTCGTAACATCCGACAGCCAATAATGTATGGTTAACAACAAAGTCTTCTACTGCACTACGCTCACGTAAGAATTCAGGAACAAAGCAAAGTCGTAGATTAGTTTCACTGATTAATGTTTCTGTAGTTCCAGGCACACTTGTTGACTTTAATGCTACTACTCCAGCATAGGCCAAACTCTCTAATTCTTTAATAGTTTGTCTTACAATACTAAGATCACAACTACCGTCTTCTGCTTCAGGAGTAGGCACACATACATAAACAACTTCTGTATCTATAACATCTTCTATTCTAGAATTAAATTTAGGATCGTGTACGCTAACTTCGTGATCTAATAGTTCGAACCCTTTACGGCAAGCACTGCCAACAGCACCTACTCCTATTATGCCTACTTTCATAAACTCTCCAAGGTTAATTTAATACCTTCTTCTAACGAAACTTTAGGTTCAAAGTTTGTTAACATTTGTAATTTTGATACATCACCTTCTCTGCGACTAACACTGCCTAGTGGAGCATCTTCTAATACTAAATCGCCTGTGATGTTACTCTGCTGACAAATTATTTCTGCTATTTCTTTAATCGAACGTTCATCAGTGACTCCAATATTTACAATTTGATTCTTACAACTATCATTAAACAAAATATCGACTGTAGCATCTACTGCATCACTGATATACATAAAACTTCTAGTATTACTCCAGCCTTTTAGTGACAAGTCGCCTTGCTTTGCTCTGGCAAAAAATTCAGGAATAAAATGATCAACTTGGCCAGGTCCGTAAATGTTATGGTATCTAATTATTGAATAGTCTTGTTTAAATTGTGTGTGCGCGGCGACAACTTGCACTTCGTTGGCTATCTTGCTTCCTCCGTAACTCCATCTAGGGTTTGTTACATCTCCAATAACTAGTGGGACTGTTTCATTTGTTGGTACAGCCCAATTAAATATATCCACTGCTCCAGCGTAACTCTCGCACGTACCTGTAAAAATAAAACGTTCAACTTTGCCAGCATACCTTTCTAAAAGATATTGTGTAGGTAGTAGATTGTCCCTTACAACATCAAAGGGTCTTTCATAAAAATGTTTAGTACCATTAAATGCGGCAAGATGTACAACAATGTCGACATCTGGAAGGTGTTGAATATCATCTATATTTGACAAGTCAAAACCTAATTTTTTATCTGCTTCTATTACATGATGGCCCGACTCATCTAATTTTTTACAAAGATGCCGACCAATAAATCCTCTACTACCTGTGACTAAAATTGTTTTCATAGCGTTATTTATCGGCTAAATATGAGCACATAATGGAATTAATATGCGAAGATTTAAGGTAGTAACATCTCAACACCGACTTTATTACGATATGATAGGAAAGGACTGTATCGAGACTTTTTTAAAATTTTGGCCTGAAGAAATTAGCATTGAGTTATGGGCAGAAGGTTTTGTACCTGATATTACGCATCCAAGATTGATAATAAAAGATTTTGAAAAAATAAATCCTAGATTTCAAAATTTTGAAAAATTAATGTTTAGTTCGACTGATAATCATAAAGTTATATCAAAACGAAACTTTTGGTTAAAAGGCCATGTAGTATTAACAGCATTAGAAGAATTTGATTCAGATGTTTTTATCTGGCTCGACAGTGATGTTATTACTCATGCTCCTATTACTATAGAATACTTGAATAGTATAATACCAGAAGATTATCTTTCTGTAGATATACCAGCCGGCGGAAAGGGCAGAGACAAAGAAGCAGAAACAGGATTCTTTGCATTAAATTTAAAACATCCGTTAGTCGATGATGTTATAGACTATTATAGAGATTTTCATACTAGTTTAAAAATGTTATCTACAGTTAGATATATGGAAACATCTGTATGGTGGGAAGGAATTCGTCAAGCATACCGTAAGGGTGCAAAAGTAAATCATTTATCATCAACAAAAGATCACTTAATGCCTTTTATGTATACTGAATTAGCAAACTATATGAGGCATTGGGTGGCACCTACTAATAAATCGCAATACTCTAAAGGTAATAGAGTTAAAACACAGGAAGAATAATGAATTCAAATTCTCAAGCCTTTCAAGATATATTTGCATTGTCCTTGTTCGGCGAAAACGGCTCTTATATAGAAATAGGCGCACACAAACCGGTAAAAAATAGTAATACATATAAACTCGAAGTTGAACACAACTGGAAAGGATATAGTATTGAATTTAATAACGATTTAAAAAGATTCTGGGACAAACACCCTGAACGAAGAAATAAAGTATACTGGACCAATGCTTTAGAATTTGACCACACACAAGCAATTAAAGAGAATAACTTAGATACTCATATTAACTATTTGTCATGCGATATTGAACCACCAGAGAATACCTTTTCTGCTCTTAAAAGAATAATAGAACAAGGAATTACATTTGACTGTATTACATTTGAGCACGATTTATATCAGGCAAAGAAAGATTTTAATATTATAGCAATTGATTTCTTAGCACAGCACGGATATAAAATAGCAGTCTCGGACGTTTACTATCTAAATGAAAATAATCATTTTGAAACTTGGTTTATTAAAAACGATATTGAGTTTCCTAAATGTGTCTATAAAGAATGGATTAAAAATATAATATGAAAAAAATTGTACTAATTACAGGAGGATTTGACCCTGTACATTCAGGGCATATTGCTTATATCAACGCCGCACGTAAAATGGGAGACATCCTAGTAATAGGGTTAAATTCAGATGCATGGCTCACACGCAAAAAAGGATCCCCATTCATGCCATACATGGAACGATCAGCGGTTCTAAGAAATATGAAAGGGGTCGACTTTGTAATAGACTTCGATGATTCTGACGGCAGCGCAAAACATGCTATATGGATGGTCAGACAAAGTTATCCTCAAGATACTATTATTTTTTGCAATGGCGGCGACAGAACACCAACAAATATTCCTGAAATGGATGTAGTTGACGACAATCTTGAATTTATTTTTGGCGTTGGCGGTGAGGATAAGAAAAATTCTAGTTCATGGATATTACAAGAATGGAAAGCACCTAAGACCATACGCCCATGGGGCTATTATAGAGTATTACACACTGTAGGTAATAATGTAAAAGTTAAAGAGTTAACTGTAGACCCAGGTAAAACTTTAAGTATGCAACGTCATACATATAGATCGGAATTATGGTTTGTTGCAGAAGGCAGTGCTGGCAATAATTGGGAGTTTGGCGGCGAAACTATCAAACTTTACAAAACTGAAACTATCAATCCTAACGAATGGCACCAATTACACAATCCTACAGACAAACCGTTAAGAGTTATAGAAATTCAGTATGGCGACCGTTGCGAAGAAGAGGACATTGAACGTCGATGAAAGTCTTTGTAGGTTACGATTCTCGTGAAGACATTGCATACCGTGTATGTGAATACAGTATTAAAAAACATTGTCCAGACGCAGATGTAGTTCCGTTAGTACAGGATGATTTAAGAAAAACAAACTTGTACTGGAGGGATACAGATCCGTTGGCCAGCACTGAATTTACATTTACTAGATTTTTAGTTCCAGCGTTGATGAACTATCAAGGATGGGCAGTGTTCTGTGACTGCGACTTTGTATGGACTGACAACATACAAAAATTATTTGATTTACGAGACGAACAGTACGCAGTAATGGTAGTCAAACACGACTACACACCCCCAGAGGGAACAAAGATGGATGGTCAACGACAACTACCCTATCCTAGAAAAAATTGGAGTTCGATGATATTATGGAACTGCGGCCATCCTAGCAACAAATACCTTGTTCCGGAAGCAGTTAACGCAGAAACTGGGCAATTTCTTCATAGATTTCAATGGATTAGAGACCATTACATTGGAGAAGTGGGAAAAGAGTGGAACTGGTTAGTAAACTGGTATAAAGAACCTCAAGATGGTAAACCGATAGCAATACACTACACCGAAGGCGGCCCGTGGTTCGAAAATTACAAAGACTGCGAATATGCAGATGTGTGGAATAATTATAAAGGTGAACTATGACCACTATCAACGTTTACTTTGCAGGCATACCTCCTAAGAATAACAAAATAGAAAAAGTTCAAGTCTTAAAAAGTTTTGCCATAGGTGCTAAACAAGATCCTAATGCATTTGTCTACGAAGTGTCCGATATAAAATATTCTACTTCTGATGTTGCAGTAATACAAGGTTGGGTTCATGAACAAAGTCAAAGCGCACCTCATTTAAATTTTAGAAAAACTATCATAGACGGTCAACGCAAAGCAGGAAAAAGAGTAGTAGCCATCGACAGTAATTTGTTTTTATATAGAGACCCTGGCAATATTAAAAATTATCTCAGATTTAGTTTTGATGGAATATTTCCTACCACAGGCGAATATTTTGACAACATAGTTGATAAAGCACATTGGGAAGAAATTAAAAAAAATATAAGTTTCGATCTTCAACCATGGAGCACTAATGGCAAACATATTTTAATTTGCCTACAACGAAATGGCGGCTGGAGTATGCAAGGTCTTGATGTCATGGATTGGTGTCATAGGACAATATTAGAAATTAAAAAACATAGCAATCGTCCTATAATTGTTAGAGCACACCCGGGCGACAAGAATGCAAAAAATTATTTAAAACTTAATGTACCAGATGTAAAAATTAGCACAAATCAAAATATTTTAGACGATTTTAAAAATGCTTGGGCAACAATTACGTATAATAGTAGTCCAGGAGTAGCCAGTGTAATCGAAGGCATACCAGTATTTGTAACAGATCCTAATCCTAAAAATAGTCAAGCATTTAATGTGTGCAATACCAATTTGCAAAATATTGAAAATCCTGTAATGCCTGAAAGACAAGACTGGATTGAAAGAATAGCAATGAGCCACTGGAATTTTAAAGATTTAGAAAGCGGAAAAGCATGGAATCATATAAAGCAGTTCCTATAAGAAAGTTTGCAGTATGTACAACCTTTAATGAAAAAGGTTACTACAAGTACGGCCAACGGATGATACAAAGTTTTTTAACTAACTGGCCTAAAGACGTAACTCTATATGTCTACGCTGAAGACGTAGTTGTTAAAGAATTTGCAGAAAATTTAATAGTATTTGATTCGCACAAAACAAATGCGCCATTAGTAGATTTTAAACAACGTTGGAAAGATGTGCCAAAAGCCAACGGAGATATTTCTTCTATTCCTCAACTTGCAGGAAGAAAAGATGCACATAAACAGTTTAGATGGGATGCCGTAAGATTTTCTAATAAAGTTTATTCTGTTTTTAAATGCGCCAATGAAACAACTGCATCTGCATTACTATGGATGGATGCAGATATGTATTGTCATAGCCCTATATCAATAGACGAGTTGGATAACTTTTGTTCCCGTGACATAGATTTAGGATTTCTAGGCAGAGACCGTAAATTTAGTGAATGCGGTCTCTATTACATGAATTTAGAATCAGAAAATACACGGAACTTTTTAAAAAGATTTCAAGAATATTATGATGATGCAGAACAAGGAATTTTTACTCTAACAGAATGGCATGACAGTTTTGTGTTTGACGCAGTAAGAAAATTAGTCAGTCTAAATGAATTAAATTGGAGCAAGGGCCTGATAAAAGGAGAAGGCCACCCTTTAATTAACTGCCAATGGGGAGCATACCTAGACCATCTCAAGGGAGAAAGAAAGATGTTAGGTAAAAGTAAAATTACAGATCTAATTGTTAAAAGATCAGAAGCGTATTGGAATAATAAATGACAAAATTTGCGTGTATCACTTCAGTTAACCAGCAATACTACGATCACTGCGGCCGTGCTTGCATTGAAAGTTTTCAGGCTTTTTGGCCAAAAGATGTTGAACTATACGTCTATAACGAAGATATGCAAAAACCTGCCAAAGGTAAGCGTACTACTTATGTGCCTTGGAAACATCTGAGGGATTTTCCAGCGTTTGCTTCGAGAACTGAAAATAGTCATGTAATAAAATTTGCAAAAAAAGCATATAGTATTATTCATGCATTTGAAAACTTAAACGTAGATAGGATTATCTGGTTAGATGCCGATACTGTTACAACTAGAGAAATTCCTATGCATTTCTTAGAATTAATATCGCCGGACAATGTACTTAGTACACATTTTGGTGTTAAACACCATTGGCCTAGTGATGAAGATTTAGATCGACATAGTTTTAGTTGTGAGACTGGATTTTTTGTTGCAAATAAGAGGCATCCGTCGTTTCTACAAATGTCTAGAAGATACAAACAGTACTATAACGAAGATTTAGGATATTCTTTGAGACGTTTTTATGACGGTGAAGTCTATGGAGCAGTAGTGGCAGAAATGGAGCAACAAGGTTCAACGTTATTAGATTTGAATAGAGATCATAGCATAAAAACACCGATACCAAGGAGTGTGATTGCTCCGTACATCACTCATTTTAAAGCAGGAAGAAAAGACTCAGTAACTAATGATGAATTATTAAAAAATCTTCCAAAAGAAGAATGAAACTCGCATACTTTCCAAATCAGATTGCACTTAATGCACAACCAGTGCTGAATTCCTTCCTATCTGGCTGTAAATCCTTGGGTATAGAGTGTATTTCTAACAGTCAAGATGCAGATGCGGCTGTTATATGGAGTGTAGTGTGGATGGGACGCATGAGACAGAACCGTGCAGTCTATGAACATTACAGAAATCAAGGAAAACCTGTTTTTATATTGGAAGTAGGTAGTCTTAGAAGAAATATCACTTGGAAATTGGCCTTAAACAATATTAACCGTGATGGTATTTTTCCTATCCCCGACGGAAACTTGACCAATAGAGAAAATATTTTAGGAATAAATTTACAACCACTAAAATTACATCGCCAAGCAGAAATATTGATTGCAAGTCAACAACAACACAGCCACCAGTGGGACGGAATGCCTTTGATGACTACATGGGTCGAAAAAACCATCGAAGAAATACGAAAATTTTCATCTCGCCCTATCCTAGTTCGACCACATCCTCGCAGTTCGATAAAATTGAGAAGTATCGGAAACATTATTGTTGATCTTCCTAGAAGAATACCAGGTGCCGACGATAATTATAATCTCGATCATAACTTTCACTGTGTTGTAAACTGGAATAGTGGTGTAGCCATACAAAGTGCCATAGCAGGCACACCAATAATTACAGGTGCTACTAGTCTTGCCTCAGAACTCAGTGAAAAATATGAAAATATTGAACGAGCACAGTTACCTGACAGAAGACAATGGTTTGAAAAAATACTTCATACTGAATGGTTAGTAGAAGAATTGGCACAAGGTATACCACAAAAGATATTATTCAATAAAATATAACTTGACTTATTGTATTTTCGTGTTATACTAATAACGTATGATAACTATCGAAGATACATTAGAAATTTTAGCAGGCGGCAGAACTCGTCGAATTAATATTCGGTTGGACACTGCTGATGTACGACTACTCACTAGTTTGAAAAGACAACTTGCTCAAAATATACCTTTAACTGATCGCCAACTTGACCTTAGTTTGAAGAAAATTGAAAAATATCGAGCAAATCTTGAAAAGTGTAATGTCGATGTTGACCACATACTAACCGTCAAGCCATTGAAATGGCCTCTTCGTGTTATCGATCGTACACAAAGCGTGGACATAGAAACAGACACAGCCACTAACAAACCGATGATAGTGGTAAAATACGTTTTTTCCAAGAAATTTGCCGAATTTTGGTCTAAAATTGAAGAGCATACTAACAACTATAATCGAACAGATAAGGGAGTTAAAAAAATTCCTTATTCAGAAAAATGTTTATACCTGGTGGTGCAGGGCCTGAGTAAAATGAATTTTACTATCTCCAGTGAGGTCCTAGAAATTTACGAAAAAATCGAAAAAATACTGGAAAATCCTGAAAATTTTGTACCTTACTTAGACTACGCCGAAGACACTGTGGTCTTAAAAAATTTAAATTCCAAGTGTGAACGTGCCATCATAGAAAAATTTGGAACACACTATACCTGCGGCACGTTCGAATATGTTGACTATGCAAAATCTCTAGGAATTACGCTAAAAACGCAAAATTTGATAAAATATCTCTCAGAAATTGCACCTAACGTATTAACTAAAAAAATTAGTATAGAAAGTTCTACACGTTATAGATTGTATCCTGAAAATTATTCCTTGGAAGAATTATTTTTGGCAGTGAACACTTTCAATCAATGGCCGTTGGTCATTGTTGTGGAAGAAAATGACCAAAGTTTGTCAATAGTTTCAAAAATGGTCAACGAATTATTAAAATTAGTTCCTAAAGAAAAAATAAATGTTTTCTTTAGATTAAAAAATGAGCAACCTGAGTATGAGAAATTTAACCAATTTATCAAGGATAACGGTTTAAATAATTATATAGACTCTACAACTAAGGTAGTTTTCATATCCAGAGGCAGAATACCTAAACCGTTGATTAAAGCCGATTGGAAACCAACAACTGCAATTATAACTAGTAATCATGACTTTGGAAGAATGTCTGCATATCTAAATGACTTTTCCACAGTTTATTATTATAATAGTTCAGTGTCATTACGTAACAGCAGGCTAAAGGGGGCCGATAAAATTGTCCAGTTGTAAAATAATAATTAGAGATGAAGTAAACATTAAGATAGAAGGCCTGTCTGTGGAAGTACGCAGGAAACTTTCTAACTCGTTGAAATTTGAATTGCCATATGCACGTCACATGCCGCAATACAAACTTGGTCGATGGGATGGTACTACTACATTCTTTGGTCTAGGAGGAAACGGCTATTTGAATCACTTAGATGTTATTCTGCCTATCTTAGATGAATGTGGAGTTAGTGTAGATGAGATTGAGGATTTGCGAGCAACACACAAATTCGATTTTGAAAAAATCACAGATCACTACTGGGCCGACAAAGGTAAAGTATGGCCCAAAGGTCACCCAATGGCCGGACAACCTATCGTACTTCGTGACTATCAATTAGATGCCATCAACGGATTCATGCAACATCCGCAGGGTCTACAAGAATTAGCCACTGGGGCAGGTAAGACAATTATCACAGCAACCCTGAGCGCACTATGCGAGCCATATGGTCGTACATTAGTTATTGTTCCTAACAAAGGACTAGTTGTACAAACAGAAGAAGACTACGTTAACGTTGGCTTAGACGTTGGTGTATACTTTGGTGATCGTAAAGATTTAAACAAGACGCACACTATTTGTACATGGCAAAGTCTCAACATCCTAGATAAGAAATCCAAGGGTGTAACAGACACAGAAATTCTAACACTTGCAGAACTATTAGATGGTGTTGCTTGTGTAATCGTCGACGAAGTACACATGGCAAAAGCAGATGTATTAAAGAATCTGTTAAGTCAAAACTTGGCCAATGCTCCTATTCGTTGGGGACTAACTGGAACTGTGCCCAAGGAAGACATTAACTTCCAAAGCATTTTAGCAACCATTGGTCCTGTTATTAATAGAATCTCTGCACACACTTTACAAGAAGCAGGTGTACTGAGTCAATGTCACGTCAACGTTGTTCAACTTGTCGACATTAAAGAATTTAGAAGTTATCAAGAAGAACTCAAGTATCTAGTCAGTGACACTGAACGGATAAAGTATCTTTCTAAAATGTGTACAGGTATCAAAGAGAGTGGCAACACTTTAATTCTAGTTGACAGACTGGATGCAGGCAAACAACTAGAGGCACAAATCCCCGACAGTATTTTTATATCAGGCGAAGTTAAATTAGCAAACCGTAAGGAAGAATATGATGAGATTCGAACCAGCACTAATAAAGTTATTATTGCGACATATGGTGTCGCGGCTGTTGGTCTTAATATTCCTCGTATCTTTAACTTGGTTCTGTTGGAACCTGGCAAGTCGTTTGTTAGAGTTATCCAAAGTATTGGTAGGGGCATAAGAAAGGCAGAAGACAAAGATTTTGTACAAATATGGGACATAACGTCAACATGTAAGTATGCTAAACGTCACTTAACTGTGCGTAAGAAGTTTTATAAAGAAGCCAAGTATCCGTATACGTTAGAAAAAGTTACTTGGGAATAATGGAGAAATATGTTAATACTAACACTAGATAATAAGACATTTGATTTATCAAAAATGCCAAACGAAGTAGAGGACGATATAAGATTTTCTGTACTAGACAACAATGATACTGGTAATCCTGATTTCTTTTTCATGCCTTTGATATTTTTAGAAAGTTTCAATAGCCCAGCAATGGTCATGCGAATAGGACAGACTGAAGTAATTATGCCCATTGATTGGAGTATTGCAGTAGCAGACAGTGAGTCAGGCAGTGAGATAGAAGTAATGCCATTGACCAGTCTAAATGATCGAGGATTTGAAGCATTCTTGTTCAACCCACTAAGTGGATTTAGACATGAGTATGGTAAGATTGAAATTGTTAATGTCTACAATGATGTTAAATGGTATTTTCCTAAGATGAAAAATAATCAATTACTATCAGTTCCATTAACAGAAGGTAACAAGCCATTGTGTGCATTCTTTACCAAGGATATCAGCAGACAATGCGAAATTATTGATGTATTTAAATTACTGTAATGCCGATACCCGAATTAGTTAGCACGGCTAATCGTTACGATTGGTTATTTTATGATCGTCGTGTAGGAACACAACGAAAATTTTCTTGGCTACCTCGTAGATGTTATTTGAGTGGAAAGTCGTTGTTTCTAAAAAAATCTGTAGTTGTAACAGGCATGGTAACTGGTCCAGGTGATATAGATTTTGAATCGTTTTGGTGTGACTCTAAAGAATTTTTCTTAAATGAAATTAAAGGTCGATGATGGGAAATTTAAAACCTGGTGCCACTTATGTTTATGAACGAGCCAACGGGCAAATATATGCTAGAGAGTCTGGCGCCGATCCTAGCACCCGTACACTGGTAGGCTATGAATACGATCCTATTAGTGGGCACCCTATTGATTATGACAAGCGCACATCGGACGGTCGTCCACTGGTCGATCATATTCGAGAGGACAAACTTTGGGGTGCGATTCGGCGAGAAGCAAAGACCAATGTGACTTTACAACGAGCCTTGGATCGTGCTATAATGATATATCGTTTAAGTAAGGATAAACCAGAATGAATGAAAAATTAACCATTGCCGATGAAACTGGTGCTATCGATTATCGTGCAAAGGACTTGTGGGACACATTAACAGACGGGCAGAGAAAGCAGATAAGTTTTTATCTATTGCTAAGATATGCATCAGATGTACGCACTTCTGATATAAACTTGCAGGGCCAGGCTATTGTAAAAACCAACGAATACTACAACAAGAATTTCTTTGCATTAAGCAAACATCCTAAACTTTTATGGTACTTGGTGTGTATGACAGGTAATGGTGAAAAAGATTATTTTCACGAATACATTAAATTTAAACCCAAGGGCGGTGATAGTAAAACTCACAAGGTATTAGAAACAATGTATCCTAATATGAAACAGGACGAACTTGAGTTGTTGGCAATGATGACCACCAAAGCAGATATAAAAGAGTATGCCAAAAATCTTGGCATGGACGATAATGCAATTAAGAAACTTGTATGAACTTAGACGTGTTTCAAAAGAAAAAAGGAATCTCAATTAAATTGACTTCCGTACAAAAACCATTTAGTTGTCAACATTGCGGCGCAGGGTTCGTAAAAGAAAGTACCCTGGCTGTTCATATGTGCGAACAAAAACGCAGATTCCTAGCCAAAGATGAGAAACATGTGTTAATGGGCTATCAAACATACGTGAGATTTTTTCAATTAACGCAAAAATTAAAAAACATCAAGACCTATGATGAGTTTGCAAAAAGTCCTTACTACAATGCGTTTGTTAAATTTGGAAGTTTCCTTAGTAATGTGAATCCCTTGTATCCTGACAGGTACATTGACTTTGTAGTTACCAGCGGAGTTAAATTAGATCATTGGTGCAGAGAAGATCTCTACTATAGATACGTCTTGGATTTAATTAAAAAAGAACCTGCAGAAGTTGCTATCCAACGCAGTCTTCAAACCATGATAAGTTGGGCTGAAGCAAATGACAGTCAGTGGAATCATTATTTTAAATACGTGAGTTTGAATCGTGCTGTCTATGACATCAAGGACGGAAAGATTAGTCCTTGGTTAGTTCTTAACTGTAACACTGGCAGAGACATGCTGGGTCGATTAAATGACGAACAATTAAATATTGTATTTGATGTAATGGATCCTGATTATTGGAAAAGCAGATTTAAAAAATATGTTTTAGATTTAAATTTTGTCAACGAAGTTGTTAAAGAGGGTAACCTATAATGCCAGATATCGATATCGACTTTGCAAACAGAGATCAAGCATTGGAATTGTTTGAGTATACCACGGCTGTGAGAAAAGACGGCGACGAGTTTAAAAAGCATAATACAGGAGTTTATTTTACTAGTATTCCTCGAGATGCCAGAACTAATACCAGTACAATAGATTACAAAGAAGCAGAGGATAGAGGATATTTTAAGGTTGATTTTTTAAACGTAGGGATCTACGAAGGTGTTAAAAACGAAGAACACTTAATTAAATTAATGAATCAGGAGCCACTATGGGAACTACTACAAGACGACAGTTTCACGGATTTACTATTCCACGTAAATGGGCATGGGAACTTATTGAAACAGATGAAGCCATCTTCCATAGAAGAGTTGGCAATGTGTCTCGCTTTAATCCGCCCAGCGAAGAGGCACCTTACAGGGAAGACTTGGACAGAGATTGGCGAGACGATTTGGACGAAACCCGAGAACGGTGAATACTACTTTAAGAAGGCACACGCTGTGGCCTATGCGCAGGCCGTTGTAGTACAGATGAACTTAATATGTGACGATCTCAACAACGCTGTTGGTTAACGCCTGCCTGGCTTGACCAACTGTATCATCTTGCGCTTTACCCGTTTGATGGCAATATTGTTTAAATTGACCGTTGGACCAAACACTATATCCACGTCCTTGGTACTCATGGTTTTTATAGCGTAACGATAAGGCTCCATTTCTGCCCGCATATAGATAGTTATGGGTATTGTACGATTGCTTTCCCACCACCATGCTTCGCCCAAGAGTAAAAACTCCCTGCGCTCGTCTTCCGTCCGTAAGAGTTCATAGTCAAATATGCTGGTAACATACTGATCTTGGTTTATTACTACCCCAACGTATTCTAGCCCACCGTAGTGAACCACTGAAATAAAGGGGAAATTTGCTCTAATATCTTCTGTTAGTTTTACCATAAATACACTTATAGACTTTTATCCAATGCAAAAAATTTCTTTTTATTTATTACCAAATCGCATTAAGGTTACAACAGATGTGGCAGGATTCAACACGGAGTTAAGACAAGTGTATCAACGAAAAATTAAACTATACAAGGGTATAGACAACACCATAGAATTTGAGGTCCGTAACAGCGACAACAGAAAAGACAATGTTGTTGGTTACGAAGTAGTGGCTAAGTTTTTTGACAATGAACGAAAAAACGTGTTCACTATAACAGGCACTGCCCTAGCAGGCAAGCCGGGACTTATGGCAATTACTGTACCAACAGATACTATTGCTATGTTAGATCCGCAATTACTGTCCATGGCTGTATTTTTAAGAAACGACACTGAAGAGAAGATGTTGTACAGCGATGCTGACTTTAATCTAGCACTACCTGTGGAATTAGCCAACGGCTACAATGAAGTAGATGAATTTGTCGAAGAACTCATAGTGTTCAACTGGGAGTTTGATAGAAAGCGATTTGTCAGCGAGATTGGACGTTTTGGTACAAGAATCAACGACGACTACAGTACAGCACCTCAACGTGCTATGAGTGTAGAGTTAGGACCAAACAGCGATTACGAAGACATTGTAGAAGTATATGCCACCAATGATAAGAGCACAGACCCTATGGGACGTTGGGTACGATTGGAAGATTGGGATACCCGAATCGACGCAACTAAGATATACGAAGGCGACTATCGTTTTGTAAGATTCATGCATGGTGGCCCAGGACCAGGATATGGTGCATTTTTCAACATCACAGTTGTCGATGGTGTATACGAATTGGTTTCTGTGATTAACCGTGGACAAAACTATCGTCCTGGTGATACTGTAACTATTAAGGGTAGCCGTTTGGGAGGCGACGATGGTGTAAATGATTTGAACATCATTGTTGGCGCAATAAATGAATATCCTTTGGGTTCGATTAATACTACTTCACTTACTTGGAATGGTACTGCTACCGGTGACGGATATTATAGAAATGTACAAGCAAGTATAACTAATTCTGCCAGTTCTATTGACAAAATCATCATAAGAAACTAAAATGTTTACATGGATATTGTAGACGTAATCTATTCGTACCTCCCTGCTAAACGTAAACAAACACCCAGTAGTTGGACTAAATTCAACGCGGTTTGCTGTCCGCACAACAACAGTACATCCGATACTAGATCTCGTGGCGGTATCATTAGAAATTCAGACGGTTGTAGTTATCACTGTTTCAACTGCGGCTTCAAAGCCAGTTATGTAAATGGTCGTCATGTAACTCGTAAAATGAGACAACTCTTGGAGTGGTTAGGTGCTCCAGACGATGTTGTCAATAAACTAGCATTGGAAGCACTGAGAATACAACAGGACACCACGTTCCTTGAACAGATCAGTTTACCCACGTTTGAAGACAAAGAGTTACCCAAAGACAGCATATTACTCAGTGCCGACTCTGTGAGTGAGGATACAATACCAGCCATTGAGTATGTTTATAGTCGAGGTCTTACCCTTGACGATTTTGACTTTTATGTCAGCAAGTCCATGCCTGACAGATTGATTATTCCTTTTATGTTTGAAAATAGAATAGTTGGTTATACTGCTAGAAAACTTGGTGAAGGTAAGCCAAAATACATCAGTGAGCAGACACCTGGGTACGTGTTTAATTTGGATGCGCAGACACATATCAAATGGAATGACGAAAGATATGTGTTGGTTGTAGAAGGTCCCATGGATGCACTGAGCACAGGCGGTGTTGCTATACTAGGTGCGGAGATCATGGACAAACAAGCCATGCTGATTAATAAATTGGGCATGACTCCAGTGTTGGTTCCTGATCGAGACGTAGACGGATTACGAAGTATTGAACAAGCACTAGCCAATAAATGGAAAGTTAGTTTACCAAATTGGCATCAAGATATCAAAGACAGCAACGATGCTGTGCGTAAATATGGTAGACTATGGACATTAAAAAGTATCATAGACGGCA